CGTAATTCTGAACGAGTCATTTCAGTTTGTATACCTACAAATGTTGAATCTTCAATTGATGTAGCATCTCTAGATATTCTAAAATTTTCTGGTGGAATAACTTCTATCTTAACTCGTGACTTGTCTATTGTCTTTTTTATTCTTACATTTACATACACCATTTCTGCTTGAGGTTGCATATCACCTTGTAAAGGATCTGTCTCAGCAAAAGTATTTTCAGATAATAGTTCACCTACAATTTCTACACTATCATCAGCTAACAGTTCATCTAGCTTTGCCTGTGAAATCTGTTCGAACTCTTCAAATACATAATCATAATCTTCAATATATGTCCAACGGCATACAGCATTCTTCCATAATAAAGATGCTTTTATCCATTGTTCCATTATTTCCCAGCCATTATTCTTTTTAAACAAACAATAATTAACTATATTACCTGCATCTTTAGCGGCTGCAAAACTACCAGGAGTCTCGTCATATGGTATAAATCGTGCTAATCTGTGGTTACTTAAGAACAAATCTGAGATAATAGCAGTATATGCTTCTACAACTTCAGTAGTTGAGGTATCAACAATAGTACTAACACCTTGTGGTGTTAAGTGACTCTCAGCTAATCCTGCATATTCGTATGTAGCTTTTAATCTTTCTCGTGAAAGATCTGCGCTATTTAACCAATCACCTGTAGAGTTTACAACTCCTGTCTCAATCATTTGTATTAATTGTTCATCGGTAACCTTTTCTTTATAACCATCAGGCTTACTCATTGTAAACCTCCTTCATAGGTAGACATCTTTTTCTTTGATGCTTCTATATCTTTTACTGTGTAAGATCCAGCTTTAGGTAAGGTTCTTTCTTTTGTTTTCTTTTTATTCTTACCACTTAAATACTTTGGATCTTTACCATCTTGTATATATCTTTCAAACATATTCCGCTCCTGGGATTTTATATTTACTTTTTATTTAATTCATCTATGTAATCATTTATAACAGGATTATTTAAATAGTCGCCTACTTCATAACCTTCTGAGAACGGACGACCCGATCTATTAGGAAGTAATGCATAATCTGAAAAGTTAGTATAATCTTGATAATAAGGATACATTTGATGTTTATTTACTGGGGTTACATGAGATACTATATTTCCTAACTCTGCTTGCTTTTGATCATCAAGAGATTGAAACTTGCTACCTGCTTTATTACCTGTAAACCATCTTTCATGTGACATTGGTTTTAAAAGTTCACTTAAAAATTTTCCAGGACCTCCAAATTTTGAGTACTCAGGAAAAGGATTCATTAACCAATCTATTTTATTCCAAGGTGCAACTCCTGCACTTATTACATCTTCAGATTTTTTATTGTTAGATTGTAGAGGAGAAGAGCGAGAGGAGGAAGATTGATTTAAAGTAAGATCTGTTAAATCAAATACGTCATCTTCATAATTCTTAGGATTATATTGAAATTGAAAAAGAGGATTCTTTACTTCACTTTCCCAAATAGGAGTTGAACGATCCCTTAAAGGACCTGTCATTGCTAAATATCTACTATAATCATTTTCTAATTCTTTAATCTTATCAAAGAAAGGTGTACTATAACTCATTCTAGAATGATCAAATAAATCTTTTGCCCAAGAATGTAATGGGACATCTTCTTCTACAAGATCTTTTGAATACATTTCTTCTACAAATCGGTTAGGATATTCCTTTTCAATATTAAATCCAGTAGTTCCTAAACCTTGCAGATCATTCATTTCTTTTTTAGCAATGTAATTAGATTCTTTATATGCTGGAAAATGACCATACCTATAACTTTCTGGAAAAATCATTTCCATAGGAGTTTCGTTTTCTGGTGGAGCATAAGTACGCTCACCTAACATTTTCCTATCCCAATTATATTCAGGTACATAATCATCTTCAAAATGACCTGGAGAATACATATTTGCCCAAAGAGTATGTGGTAACCAGGGATCATTAGTAATCTTTCCTGTATCTCCATGTCCAGTTATTTCTTCTACATTAACTCCCCAATTAAAAAGGTTAGGGAACGTAGGAACACTTACTTTTGTTCCGCCTGGCCAAGCATCAGGATTATTAGGATTACGATAAAGATCCTGCTTGCCACTATATTGCATCCACCAATTTGGGGCTGGTCCTATAGCATCCTTTAGATCGCTACTAGCGTTAAACGGAAAATAATATCTATAAGGTTTAATATCAGCATTTTCAACTTTAATACCAGTTGCAGCAGCTTCTTTTTGAAGGTCGGACATTGCTTCGTTAATTTCTTCTATTAAACTGCGATCTGTTTCCTTATCTTTTTTTGATTTTTTTAAATTTTCAAGAGCATAATCAGGATCTGTTATAGATGTTCTAGGATCTAAATCAAGTTTATATGTATCTTCACCGCCAAATATTTTACCATAATTATCTTTATCATCATAATAAAAACCAGGGGTAGCTGTTGGTTTTAATCCTAGTTGCCTTTGCCAATACTGTAAATCTCTTGAAGGAGCTAGGGAACGTATAGAATCCATATAGTCTTTAGCCATATTAATCTCCTAATCATCACATTGACATTGCTTCTTTTTTAATTCAATTATCTCTTCTATTAATTCCGCATTACGCTTTAATAATTTATAATGCGCTTTCTGATGTTCTTTTAAATCCATTTTAATTAACCAGAGTTCTTGTCTTGCAGCTAACATCTCTCTTCTTAATGTTTCTTCAAAACTTTCCTCATGATTATTCCATCCGTCCCCTTTTAAAATCATTGCTATCCTCTTCTACTCATCCATGCTGATGCACCCATGTATGCACCGACTATACCAGCACCGGATATATAAAATAAATTGCTTACATCTGATAATGCTTTTACTCTATCAAGTGGGACCCACGGCAAAAACATTGCCGCGGTAAACACACCCATAGCTATTAAAGTATACCTTGCCATTCTTAATTGTGCAAGTTCTTTACGTAATAATGACTCAGTTGATTTTATTTCTTTTAGATGAGCAAGCTCTGCATCGGATACAATACCATCACCATCTTCATCGTACTCGTTGAACTTTGAGTTTTTCTCTAAGTTTTTCTGAATCGCTCTCATGATCATCTTTTTTCTCAAATAATTTTATTGTTACTAAAGGATCTGTTTTAAGTTCATAGGTCCTTTTAAATTTTTCTATCCTCATTTTTATAAAGCTAACACGATCTTCTAAGTCCATAGCCCGTGCTTCATACTATTTAAATGTTCTTCAATAAACTGATCAGTGTTTCTATCCTTTAAATCAGAATAAATATTTAATGAGTTCCATAAAACTTTACGTTCAAACTCATGTCCTTTTAAATTATTTTCATTACAATAACTATCTATCTTCTCCATTGCTTCGCGAACTTCTTGTGTGGGTGTCATGGCCAGGATCCTTTTTGTTTAAGACTGCAGCAACTGCTACAGCCATAGAGGGAACATATCCGCCTTTAGCTGCTACACCGTTTTGATAACGAATAGCAGCTCGGCGAATACTTTTATTAGAACGTCGACTTTGGTTCACTGTCAACTATTTCGACAACAAACTTACCAGTTTTAATTTTCTCTGCTAAAGCAGCTACCTCAGCTTTAACAATTGCCACCGGCATTCTGTTCTCAAACTCATAATAAGGTGCGAGACTTGCTCCACCTTTAGCCATCATCGTCCAATGATGATATTCTTCTGCAGAGAATGTTCCTGACTTAACTCTATCAATTGCATGACCAATCGCAGATTCCATATGCCATAGAGCTGATGTTACAACAACATCTGTTCCATTCTCTTCTTTATTCATATCGTTAACATTACCGAAAGCTAAGATACCTTTCTCTCTGCATGCATCAACAACGCCTGCGCGTTCAGCATACATAATATCTACACCTGATTCAATCTGTGCAAAAGCTGCTTCTTTAGCTTTAGGTGGATCATACCAAGATCCTATAAATGTAACTTTAAACTTTATATCCGGTTTAACTGACTGAGCACCATTCATAAAAGCATGGAACAATCTGTTCACTTCACCGATTGGATAACCACCTACCATACCGATCTTCTTAGCTTTTGTCATATGACCGGCTAATATACCCATTAAATAACATGG